TCATTGAAGTTAGTAAACTTCATACCAAAAGATTGGTCACAATGTTCTTTGAATTCTTCAGAATCAACGTAATAAGTCTTTTTAATTTCTGGATCATCCCAATCCATAATTTCCATACGCTGTGCATCTACATAACCATAACCATCAAGTTCTGGTTCAGTCCAAGAACCGCTAAATGCATCACCATAGAAATTATCAGCGCCGTTTTCAAAAATTTCCTTATACGTAACACCAGATGCAGACCAGCTAGAAACAGCATCATAGTTACCATAGAATTGAATATTAGTTTGTTTTCTATCTAATGTATATTCTTCTGGAACAGAAACTGTTACTTTATACATAGTCTTAGAAGTTTTACGTTCTGGCTTAATAGAAACATAATCCTTAGATGCAGAAGCATCCCAACCAGCAGAAGTAAACATAAGAGTATTATTGAATATAGGATCATTACCTTCAGAATCAACAGAAGTAGGATAAATTACATGAACACCACTTTCAACAATATTACCTTCCCAACCATCATTCTTGCCTTTGAAAATAATCAAGTCATTACTTTCTGTCAAGATATCCTTAAATTCACCATAATAAGCTTTTTGCTTAACGCTAAATCCAGGTTCAAGATCATCATTTATGCACCAGTCACCATTATCTACTAAGCTATCATAATTAGTAGTTGCACTTAACTTATCTAAAAGACGAAGATTATTATCGCCTTGATTATCGACATAAGTAATCTTTGCAGTATCTTTAGAATTATTCTGTGCAGTCATTGGAGCATTTTCATACGTATATTGAATCTGCGAATACTGTTCGTCACCCATAGTTGCACGAACAGCAAAAAGCTGCGTAGAATTTGCAAAATAATTTTCTGCAGCAAAGTGGCCATAGTCAGTCAATGTTTCTGGCTGACCAAAAACCTCAGTAAATTCATTATAATTTCTAGTAACGATACGCTGGTTAACTGGTCCCTTATTGGACTTCATAACAATAGCGCCAATGCCCATACCTGGCAATGATTCTGTACGAATTGTGTTATCAATCTCGGTAAATCTAATACCTGGCGTAGAATATTTAGCCATATATAATTTCTCCTATAAACTTAATAAACGTTAATAAACAAAAATTTTCACTCACTCACGATATATTTGTATATAATTATTTATAGAAGAAGAAGCTAAAATTTTACAAATTACAAAATTTACTATTTAATTTTATAAATATAGAAAACTTAAAGGTCTAAAATAATATGAATTTATCTTTCTTAAACCCATTCTCATCTGAATTTTTAAAAACTGCACCAGAACATAGTGAACTTCGTCAGCGTGAAGCTGCAAGAAATTCTTATGGTAAAGGTGAAGATACAATTGACTGGTCAACATTAGCAAATGCTTATGATAATAGAGGATATGTCGATCCGGCTACTCCTTATGATCAGAATAACATAGTTTTCGAAACATTATTTACCAACAAATACCAGAAAGTTTCTTGGTATCGTTCTATGGCTATGTACCCGCTCATCGGTAAAGCACTTAACATTATGTCCGATGAAGCTGTATGTCCAGACCCGCTTGGTAATGTTGCAATGTTTGATATTGAAGAACCATTCAAGAGCAAGTTTAGTGCAACTGAATTTGCAGCTTTAAAAATGGAATTCGATTATATTATCGATTGCGTAATCGGTAAAGAAAATATTTGGGATTACTATTACAAATGGCTTGTTGATGCAGAATTATTCTGGGAAATCTGTCTTAATGATGCAGGTGACAAAGTTGTTGGCATTAACACTCTTGCTCCTTATGCAATGATTGTTATTTATGACAAGGATTCTGACAATATCAACGGCTATATCCAAAACATTAATTATTTCAACCAACAGCAAGATAAGACATCTGAAGTAAGAAAGTTCTTGCCGAACCAGATTGCTTATGCTAGATATCCGCTTGTTTGGACTAATAGAAATGATATTCGTGGTCACTTGGAACGTTCTATCAGACCATTGAACCAATTAAGAAATATCGAAGATGCTTTGACAGTTTATAGAATTACTCGTGCTACTGAACACCGTGTATTTAACATTTACACTGGCCGTATGCCACGTTCTGATGCTGCTAGCTATGTTCAGGAAATTCGTAACAAGTATCGTAAGAATTTGACTATTGACAATGCCACTGGTATGATTAACTCTGTTAAGAATACTCAGGCTATGACAGAAGACTTCTTCTTCCAGAAAGATGACTCTGGTAACGGTTCTACTGTTGAAACATTCGCTTCTGGTTCTACTTTTGATGGTCAGCTCCAAGACGTCTGGATGTTCCAGAAACAAGTCATGGACGGTTTGTTTATTCCTCAGGCAAGATGGAAATCTGATGAAACTGGCGGTAACAGTTATAACGTCGGTATTGAACAGGCTAACATGGAAGAAGTTTCGTTCCAGAGAGTAAATAGAAGACTTCGTAGAAGATTCGCTGATATTATTAAGCAAGTTTATCTTGTTCATTTGAGAGTTCGTGGTTATAAGGAAAAATTCCTTGATAAGGCTCTTTATAATATCGACTTGCATCCAGCTACTGACTTCGAACGTATGCGTGACTTGAACTTAGCTGAAAAGCGTGGTTCTGTTATCGGTACGTTGTCTCAGTTCCTTCCGACTGCTTCTAATACTAAGCTTGGTTCTGAAGAATTGCAACCGATTTTCTCTAAGCAATACTTCATGGAGAAGATTCTTGGTATGTCTACACAGGACATCTTGCTTAACAACAAAATGCTTGAATCTGAAATTAAGCAGATGCGTGAAGAAACAGAAGCTGCTGCAGCTGAAGGTGGTGCAGAAAATCCTGACCAAGGAAATGACTTAGGTTTCTAAAATTAAATAAAGTATAAAATAAAAGAGTGGTTATTTACCACTCTTTTTGTTTATTTCCGCTACATAAGCGACATATTTTTTAAGTTTATCAATTTTATCTTTTACATCATTTTGTTGTGCTTTACTCAATGGTCTGTTATATTGATTATACCAACCATGTTGTTCATCATAAGCATAACCATAATTCATTATTTGTGTTTTTAATACTTCGATCTGGCTTACACAATACGTGTATTCGGCATATAATTGATTATATTCTGCTTCTGTCATTTTCTATTCTTCCATTCTTTTTGTTTTTTAAAAAACAATAATTGTGTCTTTTCATTTTCTATAATATTTTTTTTAAATTCTGCTAAGGTATTATAAGTTACAGATTCAATTTCTATTTTTGGTTCTTTTTTTATCCACAAAAATTTATCTACGACTTTCATCTTAGACATTTTACTATTAAGTAAATCAACTAGGATTATATTACCAGTTACTACATCTGTTTTTATATTTTTACCCCATAAAAACTGATTAAGCTTTATATAACCATGTTCATCAAGAAATTTACCTAATATATTCACAATATTAATATCCAAAAACATTTATCACAACAATTTATACTTTTTATTTATTAAAAAATAAAAGATAGAATATTTTAATCCTATCTTTTTATTTATTTTTATATTCTGATTATTTTGTATAAATAGCTTCGAATGTAGAATAACTAAAGGTTGCAGAACGAGTAACTTTACCATCAGCATTCTGGTCCATACCAAAGTTACTAATTGTTTTCGGCCATACTCTATACATTCTCCACTTTAATGGTAATGCATTTTTAAGTGTAGAATCAAAAAGAACAAGATCAACTGTAGCACAATAATCTGCTGCATAATTAGAGAATGCACCACCAGTAGTAGTATTTGTAGAACCACCAATATCATCACGGAAACCTTGGTTCATTAAGAGGTTAGCCCAACGATGCAATGCTTCAGAAACTGTTAAATCCTGGAATTCATCCCATTGAATTTCTAAATCACCATTTACTGTTGCTTTACCCGGATAAAGAAGCTTAGTTCCCATATATTGAGTATCTAACTCATTAAAAGATTTAGATGGAATAGATGCGGTTCTAGCTCTAATCATTAAATCTTCGCGGTCAAGAATTTGTGTCAATGGAGAACCAGATTCAAAGTAAAATTGTACCTGGAAAAGATACTGTTTTGCAAGATCTTGAAGATTTGCAAGTTGGCCCCAGACACTCATTGAGGTATCATACTTTTGTGTAGGCATATTATATAATCTCCTTAAATAGTTTATACTTTTTATATTATTTATAAAATTTTAAAGCCTATTATAGTTCTTTTAAAAACTATAAATAATAAGAAACAAGGTATACTAGAGAAAAAATGAATTATTTAAACGTAACCTACGAACAATTATTACAAGATTTTAAGGCCAGACTTAACTCAGACCCTAAGTTCAAAAATATCGGAAGTGCAACTATCTATGGCATGTTCATGGAAATGCTTGCAGCTGTTGCTGATATGACAAACTTCTATGTTCAAAGAACTGCAGAAGAATCCTTTATTTCTACTGCAAGACTTGATTCTAGTGTTATTAAACATGGTAAGAGTCTTGGCTATAATCCTCGTAGACCTATTCCTGCACGCTGCAATCTTAAAATTAGACTGCGTGGACCATTACCATCTACTATAAAAGCAGGAACTGAAGTATTTTTCAGTCAAGAAAATACAGATTTAGTATATAATGGCTATAAATTTATTCTTGATAGTGGCTATAGTTATGTATTTACTGACGCCGATGTTACTAATGGTAAATCAAGCGATTGGATAAAAGATCTTTATTTTTCTGTTCCTAAAGAAAAAGCTACATATTTACCATTAACCGGACTTTCAATTTATTCTACAGTACATACTATACCTATCGCCTGTTTCCAAGGTGAACGTAAAATTCAAGAAATTTTAGCTACTGCCAATATTGATAAAATTGGTGAAGCTAATCAATTTTATGATATTGATGACCTTGAATTTTCTAACTGGTATGGTGAAAGAGATCCATTTGCATTCAGAAACAATGTTTATGAAAAAACATCTAGCTGGTGCAAAGTTGGTGTAGGTACTGATGATGTTGATGCATTTAATGAAGAAAACTTATTCGATGTAGAATGTCAATCAATCTATTTGAATAAAAACTTAGTAAATACTAAGCCAGAAGATCAAATAGATAAAAAGTTTAAAATTTGTCTTATTGATACTAATTCAGACAAAACTGTAAGAGTCAGTTTTGCTTCTGAACCAAATATTTGTGATATCGGATTAAAATCATTAAAAGATAATATCTATGTAAAATATATTGCTACTAAGGGTAAAGAAGTGAATAGAACTGGCGTTAAAGGTTCTGTTATGACTCATAATAATAATATTAAAGTTAATATTGAAGGTAGCTTTGTAGATATTACTAATAACGTTCAATTTATTATTGATTCTGATATTTATGGTGGTGAAGATTTTGAACCACAAGCAAGTATTAAGATTAATGCACCTGCATATTTCTCTTCTTGCGGTAAATTAATTACAAAAGATGACTTTACTTCTTATTTTAGAGCTTTAACCTCTCCTATTACTGTTCAAAATGCTCTTGTATTCGGACAACAAGAAATAGAGGGTCTAGGTGAAGTTTTGCATAAACTTGTTCAAAATAATGTATTTTATTGCGTTATGGGCCATCTCTATCGTAAAAATGATGGTAATTGGACTCCTAGAAATATTTTGACAGACTATGATACAAATATTGATGCATTTACAATATATGGTGATAAATATCTTGACCATATATGCGACTATATAAAAATGCTTTACTCTTATAATGGTTATTTCAATAAAATCTTTAAAGGTGAAGCAGAAGAACAATGGTTAAAGAATGTTCGTTTAATTTATGAAAACTGTAAGCATAAAATGGAAATTAATAGTATATTAATGCCATTGCCACCAGTTGTTCAATACTATGATATTGTTGGAACTGTTGAAGTTGATAGAACGGTTGATATCGAATCATATACTACTGAAATGAAAAATGCAGTATATGAATATCTTGATACAAAGGCAGCAAAAGATAGATCAGTCTATAAATCTGAAATTATTAATCTATATAATAAAAACGAGCACACTAAAGCCGTCAATATTGATATTAAAATTTCTGACATCGTTCAATCTTCTACATTAAACTATGAATGGAGTAGTAATGGTAATTCTGACTTTAAATTATATAGAAATTATAATTTAGATTCTTATACTAAAGCAATGGCAACTGTCGATAATAATACTACTAAATTTGAAGAAAAATATGGTAAAGGATGGTGGAATGAACTTGTTATTTCTAACATTGACCAAAATGGTAAACCTATTGTTCTTGAAATACAATATCTTGATTCTGATGGTATAAACCTTACGAAATCTAGGTATATAGAACTAGTCGTATTAAATTTAATTGCATAGAAAATCCTGATGATAATACATTAACATTACAGCCACAATCTGTTCAAAGCGAAGGTGATACTGTTAATTATAGAGATTATTTAGGTAGACCTAGCGGTTATATAACACCAACAAATATATATGCAACAGAAGATGGTGTTATTTCTCTTACTCTTAAAATTCCTACAACATTCGACTTCTATTCTACTTCTAATTTTGATGAAAGTAGAATTTTAGACTACAAGATCACACAAGATGATTTCAATAAACTTAATAGCTTTATTGATAACTGGTTAAATAACCTAAGTACTATTGATGAAGTTAATCGACCAATACCATTACCTTATGAAGTTACAAGTAATACTACTGATACAAGAATTGAAAATATAATAAGACGCGGTAATATAATAGGTAATAACTCTGTAACACTTTCTGAATTTACATTCTGGAATTACCTTGTTCCTTATATTCTTAATACATATTACTCATCATCTACAGGAGTTGGTATTACTGATAGTACAGAATATAATTCTGAAATTTGGCTAGCTGCTTCTGCACTTATTATGGATATCTATGCATTAATTAAGCCTGGTATCTGTGATTCTATCCTTGATGAAAATAATAATATTACTAATTATAGCACAGATATGGAATTACCTATATTAATAAATAAAGTCACGGTTATTCCGCAACTTTAATTTAAATTTTATCTATTAAAAAACACCGTATAAACGGTGTTTTATTTTTATTAAGAATTTGTATCTTCGAACCAGCCGAGAACCGGTACATTACCAGTATAACCGCTAATAACACCTTCATATGGACATGCTATTGCTCTTAATGTTTTTATACTTCCAGCCTTGATGTCCTTACTAACTAGATCTATATAGTCTGTTATATGGCTAGGATCAAATAAACCTTCTCTATCTTCAGGATTTACCCAATCTTTTACTTGCCAGAAATGAATATCCTCACCATTACTATGATTTTTATTTATATGTAAATGTACAATAACTTCAGTATTTTTTAATGGTATTGACTCATTAATAACCGGTATCATAGTAAATATAAAGTCATTATTCTGCTGCAAGTCTCTAAAATAAACATTTAATACTATTCTATCATATCCAGCTGGTAATTTTAAGAACTGTAAAGGATATTCAAATCCTACAGAATCGTAATTTAAAAATTTAAAATCAGAACCTACTTTATTAGTACCTCTACTATTACCTTCAGGACCAACTCCTAATACACCACCAGCTTGAAACATACCATATTTTGCTACTGGCTCAGTTCCACGTTTTAAATATGCATAATATTTAGTAGATATATCAATAACGTGCTCACTATTATATGTATAACCAAACATACAATTTTCGATAGCTTCTTTTATTGTAGATGCTAAAACATGGGTTGAATTTGGATTATCATGTTTAAATGGCATAGATGAATCTGTCCAATATCCAGGAATTACTGTAGTCCAACCAGATGTTTGAGTATCATTCATAATAAATATATCTTGTTTAAATTCTCTAAATGTAGAAGCATATTCTTCTATACCTGTAGCAATTTCCTTAAAAGTTATTGGTCCTTGTGTAATATTAGCATTTGTTTCTATTATTGAATTACCGCCACTAATTGACATACCGCCATTATATGGGCTGATTAATACAGTATTATCATGATCTTGTATATATAATTGTTGATTTTGTGCGGTAAAACCAACACCAGGAAGTGAAATACTATAATCTGTAATATTAGCAGTTACATTACCATTATTTTCCCAACGAATACCTCCATTGGAATCAGTTAACATTCCAAGATTATTAATTATTGTATTGTGACCATCTTTACTAAATAAAATATAATCAGAAATAAAACCTGATTGTGCACTAAAATAATTGCTATTGATTGTCTGTGCATCTATATGAGAAGCATCAATATTACTTATTGTCATATTATTTAAAGTAATACCACCATCACCTCCAATAGAAGCAGCTTCAGTACCATCTTCTTTAAATAACTTTAATTCACCACGGTCAGAATAAAATTCTAATGCATTTCTACGATCTGAATCACTTGTACCACAACCAATTATAAATGCTGCAGAACTTGCTTCTTCATCAAACTTATTATATGTACCTAATATTACTTGATTTGCACTAATTGATTTTAAACCTGATCCACCAAGTAATACATCATTACTTGCATTATCAATAAGTACATTATTTTTACCACCAATTATAGTATTTTGTGTAACATTATTACCTGTTACAGTAGCAGACACAGTATTAATTATTACATTATTATTTGCACGTTCGTTAATGAGGTTTGCAGAACCATTAAGTAAGATATTAGCATTAGCTTCACCTTCTACAGCATTAAAATTAGAATGAATAAATGTATTATCTAAATTACCATTAACTACATTATTATTAGAATGTATTAAAACATTATTATTATTTGTACTCGGATTTATAGATACGTTATTTTTAGAAAATAACATTTTATCAGTATTATTATTATTTGATGTTTTTAATATAGTATTTTCAACACCAAAAATATCAACTGCATATTCATCAGATTCAGGAATAGAATCCATTAAAAATATAGGTGTTTCAGTACCTTGATAATAACCTGCATATCTAGGATGATTACGTAATGGTCTATTTATATCATCGCCATCACTCTTTAACCAAATACTTGCATTATATGCCGTTAATTGTTCAGCATCATATTGGTCTTCTGGCGGCTGTTCTAAAGTAGTAAGAATATATTGTCTCTTATAATCATTATCGGCATCTTTCTTATTAGCTACATGAATAAGACCCGCAGCATTAAATTGATTTTCTACATCACTGGCAGGAAAAGCATCTGCAACCATCAATGTTTTTGTCGTTGCAATTGAGCCTTCTTTATTAAGACGTAAATCTTCCATTACAGTATCATCTTCACCAATAATAACACCGTCAACATCATCAATTGTTTTAAGACCATCATTAACAAATTTTATTTTTTTGGAAATATCTAATATTTCTTGATTATTAACAACTAAATCACCAATATCATTATCACCATCATCTAATGTCAATCTAATCTCAAATTTATTCGATGCATATGATTCTTTATCATTTTCTATATAAATTGCTTCGTAAGGATCTCCAAGTCCAACTTGAATAAGAGCAACTAAAGATGGTTTTTGTGTTCTATCAACATTATATGTAGCAGGTTTAGTTTCTGCAAAGCATTTACCAATAAGTCCTATATGAGTGAATGCAACAGGATTAGCATTATCCCAAGTCAAACTCGTTTTATCAAAGTCAAACTCATATATACCATAAATATTAGCTTTTTTATCAATTAATTCCAAAGATGGAATATAATGTAAAGGCAAGACATTATTTGCAATATTATCAATAGCATTATTATATTCATCTCTATCCTTTGCTACTATTTTATTATTACCAACAGCCTTATAACTTACATTCTTAAGGCCCAAGGTAATTCCTTGTTTTTTACTTAATTCTTCCCAAGTTAAAGATTTATATGTATCATATAAATTTTCAAAATCATCTACTGGATCTAAACCCTGTATCAGTACTGCACCCAAAATGGCAAATCTAATACCATTTAATTGAGTAACTAATGAAGCACGACCTTCTGAAGTAAAAATAAGCTTGCTTGCTGCCATATTAAATAAACCTTATTAAATTCTACTTTTTATATTATTTATAACCTTTTTTACTATACTTTAGCACTAAAAACTATAAATATTGCAATATGTCTGTGTTTATTTGCAAAATTTGTGGAAAAGAATTTATCGAATCTAATGCTTTTGCTCGTCATATTAAAGAAGATCATAAGCTACAAATGCAAGAATATTACGATAAATATCTGAAAAAACCTGGTGAAGGCTTATGTGCTGTTTGTGGCAATCCAACTGAATATCTTTCTACGACAAAAGGATATAGAGTTTGTTGTTCTGCCGAATGTAGTAAAATATACAAAAGAGAAATCGGCAAGAAAAAGATAGAAGAAGCTAAAGAAAATAATGAATCGGTTTCAATGAAATGTGAAATCTGTGATGAAATTATTACAGCTCCTGTCGATTTTAAATTAGAAAGTGCATTCAATGCACATCTTAAAGAAAAACATAGTATTACTTATTCAAAAGCTTATTATGATACCTACCTTAAAAAAGATGAAAAGGAAGGTATTTGTCCGATTTGTAAAAAGCCAACTTCCTATCGTGGATTATTTAAAGGCTATGCAAAATTCTGTTCAAATGAATGTTTCGGGGCTTCAGTCAAAAAAGACGAAAATGGATTTTCTTCCCATAGTTCTGGAGTAGTTGCTGCACTTAGACGCTCTATTGCAGCTATTACCGAAAATATAAAAACTAAATACAAACACTTCTTGGCAACAGAAAATAAAACAAAGTTATTTAAAATTGGCGAAGGTTTTAATCATAAAACAGTTTCTTCCAAGGAAATTGTTATAACGCCAGATAATGATAAGGCTTTAATAAGAACTGAAATTTCTTGTAATCAGGAACAAAAGCAATATACTGGAACTCAGACTCGTTATATTCCAAAACAAGAACATTGCACTACAACTACTTATATTGATGAAATCATAGATGATGGAAATTCTATGAATGAATCGGAATGGTGCAAGTAAAATTAAAGGTATAAATAAGATATGGAAAAACTCTGGGAAAGATTCTTTTATGCTTTAGAAGATAATAATTCTGTTAGTGGTTTACAACGCCTTGTAAACAATGCAGAAACTATGTCTTCTTATTTTGAAGCTAATGGAATTCTCTCTGAAGCAAAATTAAAATTAGGTGAATTGCAAAGAAGACATAGAAAAATAAATTTGTCTGCTCACAATAGAGATATTGACAATATTCTTGTTTTTGTTTTTCTAAAATCTATCACTACAATTCCTACAAAAACAAAAGCATATCGTTTAGGATTAATTGACCGTAACGGAAAACTTATAAAGAATCCAGTAACACAAGAAGAGAATGATGCTATATCCAATCTTGATTTACTTATGTTTAAATTGAGAGAATGGTTGCGACCAAAAATGTATTGTCTCGCTTCTATTAACTGGATTAGAGGTTTATATAACGATAAGCGAATCCAAAATTACTTATTAAATACGGACTATGTTTCTAAACAATATGTTGTTAGCCGACTTAATAATGAACTAGATACAATATTAAGGAAACATTAAAATGCATTACTATCCGCCATTACCACCAAAACCATATTGTCCAGAATGTGAAAAACGTAATACTAGTGATTTAATGAAATACGGATTCAATATCGTTGATGGTGCTTTTTATTGGACAATCGTTCCTGAAGTAAAAGCATGTTGTCCTATTAAAGTAAGGGTTACAAATTCTACATATAACGAAATAACGTTAGAAGTAAATGGCAAAACTTATGTAAAAAATAGAACCGAATTTATGAAATCATCATGGCGAGATTATGATTCTTTTTAGTAAACAATTTAATAATACTGATTATTTAAAACATTTATTTAAATCATACAACTGTATGTTTTTTGATAATTCATTACCTGAAATACCAGTAATTATAATAGATAGTAATACATTAAATGGTAGTTTTAAGTTTGATTATGATGATAAATATAGAATCCTTAAAAATCCCAGAATAGAAATATCATTTTCTAACCAATATACTTATAATGAACTTGAAAATACTATGATTCATGAGATGGCGCATTATAAAGTATTTTTAAATTTAACCAGTGAAACTATATCTAAGGCATTTGATGCATATGATAATAATGATATAGAAACATTTAAAATATTATTAGCAATGGATAAATATGGTCATTCTGATAGCTGGAAATCTATTATTAATGAATTAAACCATAAATATAATATTAAAATAGATATTAGGAAATATTAATTATGAAACTAGATGAAGCACTTGAAATTTTAGAAAAATGCGGCTATGATATAAATGAAGATTTTGGTATTGGAGTCGGTGGACCATGTGGCCTAGACCAAGGTATTCCACATGGTGGTGACGGTAAGGGATGTTGTCATCAACGTATGGGACTTTTATATCAGCGTTCTCCGTATAGTGTAAATCCGCTATTTGCTGGAGTTCCAGCTGCTCATCATCCAGGATATTGGTTAAATCAGATTCCTAAGAAAAAGAAGAAAAAGAAGAAGAAAAAAAGAAAACTTTCTGAAACTTATATGCAGGAGGTAAAAGAAAAACTCAAAGATTATGCATGGGTTATCTATAAAAAGTATTTCTTGAAGAAAGATAAAGAATTATATAAAGCAAATGAATTTGAATTATATAATGATTTCGATAATGGTTTTAGAAGTGATGAACATTCTATGCATAGAGCTGCAGCTGCTGGTCATTTCTTAAGCTTAATCACTGGTAGTTTCATTCGTGAATTAAATGCGCTTGATTCAGATTCTGATACATCTGAGCAAAAAAATATATTTACCAAATATTTAAAACGTTTTAAAAAAGAAATAACCAATGAATGGTATAAAAATAATTCTATTTGGAAAGAAACTATATAATGGATTTAAGACTAGAACAGTTAAATATCTTGATGAATGAAATCCGTTTAGTAATTGGCAATAAAAATTGTCCTGAATGGATTGTTAAACGCCTTGGTGAAGGCGTTAAAAAAGCTAAATCTTTAACAGACCATAATACTTTTATTGATCCTGATAAACCTGAGCCAGATTATACTTTAAGACCATTTAATATTGGTGAAGAAGTCTTGAGTACTAAAGATGGTGATGAATGCGTCTACCAAATCATAGAACAAAGTGACCCTATAAATAATATAAATCTTTATACTATTAAAATTATTAAAGGTAATAAGAATAATCCGCCAGGATATATAGTATATAATGTTCCTGAAACATTGCTAGTTCATATCAAAGGGAAATAATAATGGCACGACATATAAATAATGGACGTA